TGCCGAGGTGGGGTTGGCAATCTTGGCAATTCTGGTCGCGCCGGTTATACCATCGAGAGTAACAAAGTCACCGCCCACATAAAGATTTCCGTTTGCGTCAAAAGCCAATGCTCTGATTGCTGCGCTGGGCGCAACATTGGCTGTCACCGCGCTCCACGTATTCGTCCACGGGTTGTACTTTGCCAGATAATCCGCTTTTGCCTCGCCACCAGCTTGCGTAAACGCGCCGCCGACGAATATAGTTCCATTTGGAGCTTCAGCAATCGCGTACACTAATCCGTTCAACCCGGCCGCGCCAAGTTCTGACCACGCGCCAGTCGACGTACGCTTCACAATGTTGTTCGCCTGAGTTAACGTCTGAAACATCTCCAGCCCCATGCCTTGCTGGAACGCGCCTCGAATATGCCCATCTGGCAAATTAAATATCAGCACGTCTTCGTGATAGGTTGGAAGGGTGGGTATTTCCTGAAGCCCAGACATCAGCACGCATTCGATATCAAGTGGCTGGGTAGCTTCTACACCATTGTTATCGAAGCCCTGATATCTCAACACCAGCGTTTGCCCACCTCCTGCATAATCTGGGCGTAACGCGTCAATTAACGTGCGCCTCTTTTCGTGCAAATCTTTAGTGTCACTTCCAGCAAACTCCAGAACAACGCTGAATGTTCTCGGTGTCCGAATAAAATCCTGATACAATGCGCCGCCAGAAACCATATCGGTCATAATCTGAGTAAACGTGCCCATGCCCAATCCGGGCATGGCTGTAATCATGGCGTAATCACTGATCCGCAACAGGTATCCGCCATGTCGGGTTAATCCTGATCGTATGGAACTTGATTTATACGGCTCTTCTGACCAGTAATAATCACCTTCGCCAAATCCAGGTTCATCTCCAATGATGAATGTTGTAGCTCTTGTGCCTGCTTCAACTTGCCACCCGTCAGTAAAAACCATGTAATTATTGGCACTCGTACCAGCTCTTGTAACCCTGATACTGTAGGTGTCAGTTGTTGGGCAGGTAAAGGTCAGCGATCTTCGTTCCCAATCTCCTGATGCGGTGAAACTGAGTGACCCAGCCAGTGCCCACGCGGTCGTGTCATAAATCAGCAATTGCAGCGGCTCCCCTTCGGTGGTCAATATGTCCGCCGCAAATGTGTACGTTGCGCCGGCACTCAAAGCGAGTCCTATACCAACGCCGCTCGCTGTACTCGCCACTGGAGTGAAATACAGACAGTCTGCTCCACGTCGCGAATAGGTATTGTAGGGTGCTGATAACTCCGAAGCCAATCCAACCGTCGATCCACCCGTTGCAATGTAGCTCCAGGTAGTTCTCGGGTGGGGATTTTTGACAAGATTAACTCCGTACTTCGGCACAACAACGAATAATTCAAGTTTGTCAATGGCGTTGCTCATACCGCACCTCCAAGAGATTGCATCAGTTCAAATGCCATCCCAACATCCGCCGGGTTGCTCGAGGTCGGCATATTCAGCGTGTAATAATTATTTGTCGTGACATTCGGTTTCTCTCTGGATGTGCCTCCGCTTTCTCCGCCGGTCAGCGCACCCCGAACCACCTGCGCGACTTCCATGTTACTCAGCACGCGCCCGTATTTTTCGGGTAGCAATAACTCCCCCTCACGACCCGGCTCTTGCCAAAGATAGTTATTGCCAGGATAAACAGAACCGCCAGTTGCCCTCATCTCCAGTCCGTTACCGACATAATTAACCCAAATATCAACACTATTAGGCACGTCAGGAACGAAGCCAGGGTCATTATATGTCGCGGTAATGGTGACATCCTTACCGTCTGGATCCGGTAATGCCAGCAAATCAGCCAGATAAGGTCCAATCTCCGCAAGGATCTCCACAATTTTCGGATCCAACTTTGCAAGGTCGGCTTCTGACATTCCAGCTAAATATTTAGTAATATCCGCCAGCACTTCGCCGGTTTTCGCGTCAACTAACATGTTGTCAACAATCGCGAGCCCATTTTCATAATTTGTCGTATCTGCAAGGATTTCGCCGATCTTCGCTTCTAATTCCAATGAGTTTGCCAAATTCATTGCAGCGATGTAATCTGTCTTCATCCGTTCCGCCGCTTCTGCACTGATCATCCCAGCATCGACCATAAACTGAGTCAGCGCCGCAATCTCGCTCTCCGTATAGCCGCCGATCTCCATTGAAGCCTGCATCATCGAAAGTGTCATATTCGCGGCAACTTGCGCCATTGATCTTTCAAGCCCAGCGTTGGTCTCCGTAAGCCCTACAATCGCCCCTTTCGCTTCCTCCACGCTCATTGCCTGACCGTAGAATGAGTCTGATGTCCCGTCAACAATCGCCTGCAGCTCCGCCAGATCCTTGTTATTTGCCGTCACATCGTACAATACCTCGTCGTATTCGATGGCCATTTTTGCCATCGATTCCCAGTCAGCGCCGATCGCCGCGTACCCAGCGCGCATTTCTGCAACCTTCGCCAGTGATTCATTCGTAATCAGGTCAAGTTTTAGCTCCTGCAGCGAGGACAGATCACCCATTCCGCTCATTAGTCCGCTAACACCGCCCAATTCTGAAGTGCCGCGCCATGCATAGGAAGCGGCAATACGATCGGCGGTATCCTGAGCATTTTTGATTAACTGTTCATTATTCTTAAAAAATATCTTCGCCGCGTCTTGTACAAATCCTTCGTATTTTGGTACCGAGTCTTTGTACTTTTGTGCAAGATCATCAGGAATTAAGCCAGCATCAATGAGTTCCTGAAAAGATTTCTTCGCTTCTCGTATCTTATTATTATCCCCATATGCGTTTCCCCAAAACTCTGCCCACGTCGCGCCTGCACTTGATGTGTCCCTCTTTATGTTGTCCCAATAGGTTTTCTGGTTCGCGGACATCCGTGCCCATGTACCCGCGTCTGTATCAGCGATGTGCCCCATAACACCAATGGCTTCCTCACCAGCGCCAACAACAGCCTGGAACCAGGCTTCTTGCTCGGTCATGCCCCCGGCCTTCTTGAGCGCTTCAAATCGAGTTGTCACACCCTCAACGCTCAACCCCAATTGGTCAAGACGTAATTTTGACATATTTGTCAATGTCATCGTCAATTGACTCATGTCCATGTTCATCGCGCCAGCAACAGCCGTTAGCCGTACGACATCTTCCGGCGTCTTTGCCAGACGCATGGCCATCAGGTTGGATGCCAATCCCATTAGTTCAAAATCACTTTTGACCCCTCGTGAAGCCGTGCGCAGGTCACTCAGCAATTTGCTACCAGTCGCTCCAATCGATCCTGCCAAGTTATCAAACTTGGTCGCGGCAAAATCAAGGCTCGCGCCTTCCTGGGTAAATTCAATCCCAGCTTTGACCGCTTTGGTCACTGCCATAATTGGAAGAGCCGCAGTTGTGACTGCAGCCACTGCCCCCTGCCACTTTTGCCCGAATTGGATCAGCGCGTTCCCACCTTCAGACGTAGCCTGCGATGTTCCCTTGCCAAGCTGCGTGGTCTTATTTGCCATCGTGGTTTGCGCGCCATCCACCTGCTTTAGCGCAGCCAAAACAGCTTCAGTGCCAGTTGCCTCAATCGCTACAACAATCTCAGTTATGTTTGACATTCTGAGCCTTTCTCGTATATTCTGCCTTCACTCTGTTATCAATCCACATCATCGCCCTGTACCCTTCCAGAATATACGCCGGCTGTTTCGCCAACTCCCACACCGGCACACCTACCTCTTTCGCGATCCAAAATAACTCATAGACCTCGTACTCTGCCTGGTAAGGTGGCGGATACACTTGCGGCGCGCAGAGAAACGCCGCTATCCGTTTTTTGAGTCGTCACTGAGCACCAACTTGTCCTGCGCGATCGCGTCCAGCATCGAGCTCAGCAAGTAAATCGGGATGCCATTCTTCTCTATGGCTTCTGCTGTGACCGGAATCACTTTGTCGTTGTCGTCGGTCAAGTCCCAGCTGGAGATCACCTTCTCAATTTGATATACCACCCGCTTGACACCGACCAGCTCCTGCATCTCAGATAAAAAACCTACCGTGACTGCCTGGGTGCGATATTCGATTTCGACTGTAAATTCTTTTGCGGCAGTCTTGTAAACTACCGCAATCTTTTTCAAATCTTTCGTCAAATCCGAAAGTCTCATGCCAACTCCTACAGTGCGCTCAGGTTGGTGATCACTTCAATATTCACCGACTTGCCCCAGGTCGCGTCATGGATCGGCAACAGCCCAAACTGAACCGTGTAAACATTGTCCAGGTTGCTGAAGTCGCCCACGCTCTCCACCTGCGCCGGGAAGTCAATCGTGAACTTGTGATTGTAGGGTGAGGCGATCTGCGCGCCAGTCGCTTCAATGCGGAACCACTTGGTCGCCGCGTTGCGCAATGTCGTGATCAAGCCCATCCCAGCCGTGTCGGTCGCGACCGTGATCTTGCCCGAGGCGTTCGGTTCCCCTTCCACCGCTTCCGGATCCTGTCCAACTGGCCATGCCAACCCAAACTTGTCGGTCAACGACCATTCCATGTTGAACGAATTGGTCAGGGCAGTTGCGCCCGCCAAACCTGCCTGAGTATCCGCCATGTAAAACTTCAAATGGCTCGGCAAGATCGGCACTGGCGAAAGCGCGGAGGGACCCGCCGTGATCGTGATACCTGTTTCCAGTGCTTCACCCACGCCGGAGCCGTTGACAGAAACGTCATTGCGCCCAAAGTTGAAGGTCAATCCGCTGATCTTTGCCCCAGCCACACGCCAAGCGCTTGAAGAGTCACCCTGTTCGATGGTGAAGCTCTTGCCCACGTCAGCCCCGCTGGTATTGCTTACAAACGTCCATTTGTAAGCGGCTGTTGCGCCTTGCTGAACCGGGGCGGCATAGTGCATCATGCCCGAAAGCAGGTACACGATCTCGTTGTAGGTCGGCGCGCCTTCGATGTTGATGCTCGACCACTCTTTGTTGAGCGCCGCGAACGAGGCGTATTTGTTCCCCATCGCTCGGAACGGCTTGGTCTCCGCCTGTGGCGAGGGTGTCATGCTGACTGCCAATAGTTTCTTATTGGCGGCTACGGGTGTTCCGGGAGTGCTTTCAACACCAACCTGGATACCCTGAAATACTGCTGCTGGTAAACTCATTGTCTATTTCCTTTACTGGGTATGCACCCGAAAATCTAAAATCATTGTTTTGTATGTGTTGCCATTGTCCTTTTCGGTCATTGGCATTTTGAACTCCAACACGCTGCTCAACACATTCGAGCCGCGCGTCTTATGCAACAAGGTTTCAACCAGCGCCGCAATCGAATTGACCGTCGTGTAATTGGTCGCCTTGTTGACCGCCTTGATCTGCCAGCGCTCACCATCCATCAATCGATCTCTGAATGCGTTCTGCACCGGCACAGCGTCAATCTGTTGCATCACCACGAACGGGTAGGTCGTATTCTCCGGCGCTTCGTCACGATAAATGCGCGTGCCAACCAGAGCCGCCAACGATGTGCTGCCCGTCAATACTGAGTAAATCCACGCGGATCCGTCTGCCATTACATCCTTTTCACGATCTCATCGATCGCCGCCACAAACTTTGGTTCGTGCATATCGGCTGCGGGTCGCATATACGGCTGCGCTGCCATCTTGTACGTGCCAAGCTCCACATAAGCGTCGTACTCCGTGTGTGGGGCGATCGTCGCGCTGAATTGCTCAACCTCCGCGGCAATGCTGCGCTGCAAAGTGCCTGATTTCACTGGTACGCGCGCCTTCGCCGTTGCTTCGATGTCAAACGCTGTTTTTGCCACCACCTTCGAAACCGCTCCCGGAAATCTTGCGATGATCCCAGGAATGCGGTTGTCCGTGATGGTCGTGCGAACCGTGACGTTCATTTTGCGCTTGTTTCCTTGCTCACTCGCTGCCTTGCCGGTTTCTTGACTTCGTTCAGGATCTCTCTGGCTTGCTTGTCATGCGATGCGAAGTTTTCAAAAAACACGCTTGTATCCGACCGCATCTCCTTTACCTCGCTTACCAGTCCCTGTGTAACCGTAGTCAGATCCTTCAGGCTGTTTTCCACACACTTGAGCGAGTCATTGTTTTCAATCCGCTGCTCTTTGTTGAACGCGCGCCATTTATCATCAATTTCGCCGATAAACTTCTGCCATTTATCAGACTCCGATGCCTGGAATTGCTGATCACTGGCATTGCGCTTTGCCATCCACGCCAGAACGTAGACAAAAAACACGATGAATATACCGATGATCGCGGCTTGTTCCCATGCGGTCGCTGGGAGTAACTCCCCGCCAGTCATCCGGCAGCTCCATCACCTTTTGTCGCGCTGCGAATCGCGTCGTATACCTTACTGGCCATCAATCCCAAAGCCAATCCAAATACCACCGATCCGAACCAGCCCGCAAAACCAGCTGGTAAACCGAGACTCACCTGGTACAAAACACCCAACACAAGCCCGATCACAAAACTAATCGCGGTCAGAATTCTGCCTTCCGCGCCAAATGACTTACTGAGTTCCACCAATCCCATAACCACAAGGATCAGTGGCACTCCGTTGATTACCTGATCAAAATTCATTTCATGCCTCCGTAACGATTACCCGGAGAGCCGTTGCGTGCGACTTTCCGACATTTGTCCAATGGACCCTATAGTTTTTTCCCAAAATTTGGATTTGATCCGTGTCCAGCACGCTCGTCCCGAACGGCAGAGTGATCACGTTCACCTTGCCAACCGTAACGGTCGATGCGATCGCCTTCTCCTGCTCGCCCTTAGGCTCACCCAAGCGCGCGTTCACCGTCGCTTTGGTCGTCCAGGCTTCGATCCATCCATCCGCGCCATTCGTGACGGTCAAGCCTTGAATGTACGCCGTCTCAGGCAGATTAGATTCCTGCGTAGCGCGCATTTTCGCCAGATTTCCGGCGCTAACCAGTGTGGTCATCTCTTACCATCCTTGCCGTCTGAATCGCCCCAAAACGAGGCGACTTTGCTTTGTACTGACTGGCCAGCTTCAACTTGCTGTTTCCCAATCCCTCAAATTCATACGAGGATCCATCCGCGCTAAACTTGGTAAGGTCCTGCTCAATTCTGCCTGCCCAAAGCGTCAGCAATACCGCGCTCGCGGCATAAACGTCGTAAGTGAATCCGGTCGCGTCAACCGCTTCCTGGGATGTCAAAAACGTAAAGTAGCCGCTCTTCAGGTCTGACGTGCTCGGTGTAAGTACAGTGCCAGCAGGATCTGTCAGCACAAGACCACTTTCCCAATATTTGTAAGGGGATTGGAATTTCAGTTGTGAGTCATCTGGCTCAGCATATGGCGTAAGTGTGTCCAATCGCACATACTCGCGAACCTCATCTAATTGTTCCTGGATGTCCTCATCCGTGAACGCCTGCGAGGCGCCAGCCGGATCGTTGATCAGCCCGCGTACCAGTGTGATCAATCCTGTCATCGTTGCTCTTGCCGCCATAGTTTCGCTCCATTAGGCTCGGGGTGGGGTAGGAAAGGAGAGGAACCTGCCCCACCCCGTTCAGACGTTACTCTAAAATACGATCCAGTTGATTACATCAGCGGCAGTTACTTTGTAAGTAGAACCATCCTCAACCGCAATCACGCCAGCCGCTTGGCTAACTTTCGCGTCAGCACCAACCACCACGCCAGCGCGAATAATCTGCACGATGCAACCAACCGCATCCGCTTTGCCGGTGTCAATAGAGGCTTTGTTCGCGGTGTTGTCATCTTCGACAGCGGTATAAACGCCGCCAAACGGAATCTTGCTTGCCCATTCAATTCCAGAAATAGCCATTATTCACCTTCAATCCAGATAATGTAGCCGTTGATTTTGCCAGCCGTGAGAGGCGCAGTACCAACGGTGACGGTCACGGGTTTAGCCGCTTCCAGCTTGATGGGCGCGGCGATCACAGCCGCCAGAGGCAGTTGTGCTTTTGCCGCCAAACTTGACTTGCCGGTAGCAGTAATCAAGTCGTTAGCGTTCACCAGGCTAATTGCTACAGTAGCGCCGCCGTCCGAAGTCACGCCAGTAATCACGTCAATTGAGCCGCCAATGACAATCGCGTTGTCAGGAATAACAACCGCCAGCGGGTGTGCCGCAGCCGTCTTGTTGCTGACCGGAGTCGGCGAGGTAGCGTCGTTCACCGCCGTGTCGAACACGAACGGGGTTACATGATAACCGGAGGTGTTGGCGAGTTCCGCGTTGACAGCCGCAAAGTTATCGTCCGCGTCTTTCAGCCAGCCAGCGCCGGTGAGAGATTTGATTGTTGCCATAGAGTCTATCCTTTCTTCTTGGCTAATTTTCGCGCCTTTGGAGCTTCTACCACCTCAGGCCTGCCACCCTTTAGTGATGGCTCGGGTTGAGGTTCAGCCGGCATCTCTACCGACTCCTTGACCTCAACATATCCAGCAGACAAATAGCGTTGCGCCTCGTTCGGGTTTACGTCGATTGTGATGCCGCTATTGATCAGTTTCATCACAAACCTTAGGAGGCTGTTTTGTGCAAGTAGATGCCGTTCAGCTTGTTGGCATATACGAATGCGTCGTGGTAAATGCGGTATTGCACCAACCAGCCGTCACTGGTCTGATTCTCTTCCGGTGTGAATACCTTCAAAGCTGCGTGCTTGGTCACTTGCAATACAGCACTTGGGTGGATGATCATGAAGTTGATGTCCTTCGCGCCGCCAGTTTTGGCATATCCGCCAGCATCCACAGCCGCGCCAGCGTCCAAAGTAACTGCGGAGTAGAAGCGGGTCTGAGGCACCATCACAACGTCCATACCACTGTAGCGCATAACGCGTTTGTCAACGGCATTGTCATTTCCCAAGAAGCGTGAAACCTTTCCTTCAAGGTAGTTCAAGCAGGTGTCAGAAATGTAAAGGATGCGCCCTTCGCTTGGGACTTCGTCTTTATCGAGCTCCAGTTTAGCGGCATCCAACGCGGCAACGATGTCGTTGGCGGTTAGATCAGCAGCGGTACCATTGATACTGCCAGTGGAGGCGTACTTGGCGAAGCGATAGGCGTCAATTTCAGGAGCGACTTCAGTGCGAATAAATTCGCTGGCCAGGGTGCCGAAGGCCATCCCGAGAGTTTCCTCGTCGTCCATGCGATCAATGACGAAACCGCGACCACGCTCGATGGCGAGAGTCAGGGTTTCCCATGCGCCCACGACCTGACCGGAAGGATAACCGGTCACACGGCTGTAAGTGCCAAGCCCAATCGGATTGGTTTTGAATACGTTCACCACATTCGCGCCGGCAAAGTTGACCGGTTTGGTCTGCGCGTCCATGCGTGCGGTGAGAGATGCAGCCTTATATACCTCATCGAGGATTGGCTGGAATTTGCTTGCTAGAGCGATAGATTGTGCCATTGTTTAGTTTCCTTTCAAACTATTCCAACCCAGCGGCTTTTCTCGCCGCAATCGTGATTGGATCGATGTTACTGCCCGACTTCGCCGGGTTCATTGCGCTTGATCCGGAACCAACAAGATAAGGTTTGCTCTTGACCAGGGCTTGCAGCAGCAGCTCCGTATTGGTAGGACTTCCGGCATCATCGAATTCGATCTTGCCCTGGTCCATCAACTTGTACGCCGCGTCCGGATCCACTATCCCCAGCTTTGCGGCTTTTACTGCCACATCGTACTGCGCGGCTCTGGTCTTCTGAGAAGCCAAAAGCATCTCTTTTTCCTTCTCCAAAGCCACTGCCCTTTCCTGCGCCTTCTGCAATTCCGACTTCTCGGCTTCTTCTCGTTCCTTGCTCTTGCTAATGAGGGTTTTTAGCTCATCAACACTCTGGAACCCAATTTCGCCCAGCATCTTCTGCAGCTCGCGCTCAGATCGTCCCTTGATCATCTTGTTGACTTCCTCTTGCGAAAACATCTTCTCAGCCCCGCTGCCGTTGACGGTCTCTTGACCGGCACTTTCGCTTTGAACATTTTCCGTGTGTACTTGGTCTGTCATTGTTCTTCCTCCCACCGATTACCGCTGGTGTCGCGTAATTGTGAGAAACAAAAAACCCGAAACTGCAGACCATTTTTTGATCTACAGCTCCGGGTTAAGTTCCTCGTGAGCTATGTTTGTTTACTCGTTATTCAATTGCACTCAGTTTAGCACATTTTGAATCCGCATGCAAGTTCGTGCAAGTTATGCGCTTAAAGCACACCGCCCTGGGTTAGGGGGCGGCTTACTTCATTGTTTCGCTTTGCTAATCTATTTGTGGGTAAGTGTAGTCAAGCGCAAGAATCTTATCCTTTTGCGCCCGGATCCGCTCAACAATCTGGTTATATTTTGCGTGCTGTTCAGGCGTGAGCTGTTCTGACTGCAGTTGTTTCAGCCTTTTTTCAAGATCATCCCAGTCATAACTGATACTAACTTGGTTAAATTCAGACCACGGAAGCTCAATAGTCTCAATATCGGACAAAATTCCCGATACTATTTTCAAACTTCGATTGATCATTTCCTGATCCATATTATCCCACTTCGCTTAGCATCTTCTATAATTTCCAATTCCGTCTTTACTTGATTTGCTGTAACAAAATAACCAAGTTTCGGACGATATTCAATTAGAATTGTACCACCACTGTCTTTTCCTGCCAATTCCTTAGCATCTCGAATGAAACTAATCTGCAATTCATTTAAGTAACTTCCTATGAATATTTTAGTAGTTTTATCTTCTACAACATTTCGTAAGGACGCGTAATATTCGTTTATGCTTGTTCCTTTTGGCCATTCCTCTTTGAATACCGCATGGCGCAAATAATGGGCTACCCCAACTCCCAACGTGTCACTGCCTTTTATGGTGTTGCCTTCCCATTCGAGACCAGCGAGCCGTCCGCCTGCTTTTTCCAGCAAGTTGTCATTGAACCCGCGTTCAGCCACAAGATTCGTGATCTTCCCGATCTCCCTATTCGTCAGCGGTCTCAAATCCAAACTCGCAAACTTGATCAGCTCTTCACCGTTCAGGTTCTGCTTTGCCAGCCCATTCTGTGCCAGGCGCAAATAGTAATTGGCGTCATTCTCCCCCAACAGATCCTTCAAACTCGCCACCCCCTTGCCCTCACCCCACACAGCGCTGTGAGTCGGCTTGCTCAGCTTTTCAAACTCGAACTTGCCTTCCTTCCACGCCAGCCACTTCGCTGGTCCAATGATCCTGCGCTGATCTTCCGCGCTTAACGTTCTGAAAAACGCCTCTCCGGTTATATTCCGACTCTGGTAGCGCGCGATCTGCTCCTGGCTCATCTTGTACTTCTTCGCGATCTCTTCAAACGATGGGCCTGCTTTATCAACATTGCTGAAATCAAGCCCGTACTGCTGCCCGATCTCCTCCCATGTCATTGTTAGTGGGGCACTTGTACATCGACAATTTATATGCGAAGACATGCGCTCAGTAAGCGGAAACTCTTTCCCGTGCATCGCCAAACATACCGGGCACGCGCCGTTCACCTCTGCTATCCAGCGCCAGCCCTTCACAACATCCGCGTTCGCCTTGTAATTCTCTTCTGTGGCAGTCCGTTGTGCCCGCATCACTTCAGTTCGGCTTATGGTCAGCGCCCGGTTCAGCTGTATCCCCAGCGTGTCCCGGATCATCGGCGCGATCTTGCGCGGGTTATACCCCAGCAACATTCCCTCGATCAGCGCGTCACTGGCGCTTTGCGAACTCTCAATGTTGATCCTGTCCAGCAGCCGCTTCAAAGGTGAATCCGGCTGATTGATCCCCACCATGATCTCGATCGACGAGGTTGGCAGTGACTTCACCCGCAGGAAGTCGCTCACATCATACTGAGGACCCAACTGCAGGATCATCTCGTCCCGGCTGAAAGTCAGCGATTCGGCAATCACCTTTTTCTGCGCCGCCGTGATCTTCGTGCCCGCGAAGCCAGTGAAGCGCGTGAGCTCCTTGCCAATCAGCATCTGTAGATCCGCCAACCGGCTGTTCTGGTAGATCCAGTTCAATCCCACCGGTTCGCCGCTGGCAATGGACTTGTCATAATCTTTCTGCATCGCGGCTAAGCGCGTTTTGATGCGCTTCCAGCTCTGAACATAAGCCCGCACCATCGCCGACGCGGTCGAACGCTCGCCCCTCAGTATAGAGCGTTGAAACGCCTCAATCGCGTCATCAAGCGTGGATCCGGGCATTGTTTAAGCCACCAGCCGGGTTATATCCGGCGTAACTAAATACGTGCCTGAGGTCTTCGTAGTAATTTCCGCGGCTGTGATCAATTGCGCGTCGTAATAGTATGTTCCTGGTTCGAGATCATCAGTAACATTCGCTTTGAGAATGGGGGTAATGTTTCCTGCAACGAGGTCATCAATCGTTATATAACCATCCGCACCAACTGTATGTGCAGCTCCGTTTAGACGAACCAAGCCATCATTCAGACCGCTCGCATTTTTGCGTATCCGAATTATCGCTTCATCATCTGTGTCATACGAATGTCGCTTCACGGTAAAGTCAATGCTTACATATTGAGATAAATCACCTAAAGCCAGTAAGTGTCCATCATCCCAAGTGTCGCCCCTCAGTATAGTGATTGTTGAGCCAACAACGGATGTGACGAATGATACTGAGCTTACATCGAGCGCGTCAGTTTTTGCCTTGATGGCATCAACTTTGTCATCAACCGCTTCCAGTTCAGCACTTGTGGCAATCCCTGTTGGGTCAACAGTAGCCGAAGCATCAACGCGGTTCGGTGTGGTAAATACCAGTTGATCTGTCTTTGCTTTGATGTCATCCACGATTCCATCAACCGTTGCCAGAGCTGCCGAAGTTGCCAACCCCGTTGGGTCGATTGTCGCGCTTGCATCCACCTTGTTCGGTGTGGTAAAAACCAGTTGGTCTGTCTTGGTTTTGATTGCCCCAACACTTGCGTTATCCGGAGCCACGTAATTCGCCGCGAGCAATGGTGCGGTTGGGATTGCGTTGACGCTCGTCTGCGTTGCCAAGCCGCTCACATCCGCCTTGTAAGTTGCGGCTGCATCTGAATGAGCCAACGCGCCAGTCACATTCAGCTTATCCAAGTAACCAGCCCGTGCCGCCGACAATCGTGTTCCGAGATTGGTCAGCGTGTCTTGCAACGCCACGCCCGAACTCGTGCCCGGAACAGCATCAGGTAATGAGTTGACCGTGCCAGTCGGTGAGGCGATGTTGAAGAACTTGCTGAACGCGGCAACGATTAGAGAAGCCGTGCCGCTAATTGCCTGTCCGAGTATCTGCACCAAGTTCACCTTGACCACGCCGGAAGTGAAGTCAAGCTGCCCCGCTCCCGTGCCAGCGCTAACCTTGACCGCGTTAGTCACAGTCGCAATTGTGCCAGCCGTGATGTTCGTGGGAGTGGCTAAGCCGTTCTGTATCTTCGTGACCGCATCCGCCTTGACGCCATCCGCAGTCAGCCAGTCGGTTGTGACAGCCGGCAGGTTCGTGAGCGTGGTGACCGTGCCACTATTGACGACAACGCCGTCCGAGAGAATAGCCGTGTCCGCCTGTTCGCTTGCCACAATGCCAGCCGTTGCAATGGTAGCAATCGTGGCGGTGATGTACATATCGACACGCTGCCCTGCTGTTAGGCTTGGTAGCGTGACCGCCCACTTGTAAGGATTGCTCCCTGAGATTGTCACCGTTGCCCCGTTAGCCACGCCGTCAACGTAGAGCACACCAGCCGCGTCCGAAGAGGCTGCCTTTGCGCCCGTTGCGTCAAGCGTGACGAATAAGCCTGCCCATGCTGAACCTGTTTTTACTGTCATAATCTCACACTCCCTTGAATGGGTTGAATTGAAACTGCACCGCCGCCGCCGCCAGAATCAGGTTCGATTGCAGTAACCGTAGGGGCTGGTAGAACCCCAACTGCTCCCACAACCCAAGTTTCATCTTCCGCTAATTCTGAATAAGCGGCTGTGTGGTAATGGTCTTCTTCTTCTTCAAAATCAAAGATTGTCCAACAATCATTTATGTAGGGGTATATGAGGAAAGTATTTGCATCGTTTACATACATAAACCCTGCTATCCCGCCTACCGTCGCAGTTGCTCTATAAATTCCGTTAACCTCACTTGTCCCTGCACCTGCCACTAATATGTCTTTAATCACTTCACCCTCCGATATAAAACTATGCGGAATATATAACGCCGCACGTCCTTGTACCTGCTCTTGAAACTGCCAACGAAGCCATCCATAGGAGCCGTTCGTAACTCAGTATGGAACATTATTCCGTCTCCTGCGCATCCTGATCGAACGCCTGCGTCAACGCCTGCCCCAACACCAGCTCCTTCGACTTCTTCTCCCGCTCCACGTCCGGGTCGTAGCCGAATTCCTGAATAAGCGTGTCACCCGAAACGCCCAACTGCTTCATACTGAGTGCGGCGCTTGCCTGCGTCAGTGCGTCCTTCGGTAGCAGATCCTGCCAGCGTAACTGCGTGTAATTCTCATCACCGTACCCGCCCAAAGCCAACAGCCGCCGGTTGAGCTCCACGATCATTTCGCCGTATGTCACCCGCTTTGCCTCGGTCTTTTCGATCAGTGGTTGGTACAGGATCTCCAGTGCCACACCGCTCAACTGACCGACGCTCTCCACCTTCCCAGTTGCCACTTCCGGCACCCGTGCCAGCTCATGCACGAACTGCTTCAGCTCCTTGTGCATCTGGATCGAGCTCGCCAAATCGCTTTGCATCTCCAGATTCTGCAGGGTCGAGTTGTCGTTTGGCAGCAGGATCAACTCGTCCGCGTTCACCCGCACATCCGCTTTCCCAACGCCGCGCGCCCACGTCTTTGGGTGGGCATGGTAGCGCAGGATCTTCAGGATGTTCGACACGGTGAAGTTTTCCTTGTCGATCGCTTCCACCAGGTCGTCTTCAATGTCGCTCATGCCCCAAAATTCATGCGGCGCGATCATGTTCTGGCAGTGCACAATTGGCGCGAATGCGTATGGCCATTTTTGCTCTCCAACCGTCCGCATCGATCCGCCGCTTGCGTCCCCGCGTTGATCCGTGATCATCCATCCCAAACCGTCCGGCTCGATCAGCTGCTGGATCACGATCGGCTTTTTCGTGTTCGGATCCACGCTCGGGTAGCGTATCCTGTAGGAGACAACCTTGTCGATGTCATCCTCCGCCAGCGTCACGCTCACCGTCTCCGGGTCGCAGATGATCAGCCGCGCGTCCATGCCTGGCTTCCACAGGATCTTGACGAACGCCGTCCCGCACACCGCCCCGGAGGTCGCCAGCTTCTGCAATAGGCTCATCTTCCGGTTTGCCTGCCACACGCTATCCAGATACTCCTCTTCCGGCGTGGTCTCTCCCTCTGTCAGCTCAAAGCCAACCTCCTTGCCGAACAGGAACGCCACACCCTTGTCGATGAACATGTGCGCGAAGTTCATGCGCAGGTTGTCATCCGCCTGTCCAGACACCACCTTCAGCGGCTTCGGACCCTTGCCGTAATAGATTTCCCAGTTCCGCCGGAACTTCTCAAGCCGATCCTGCTCCGTCATGCGTACGGTATCCTGTAACGCGCTCATCAAATAATTTTCGATCATTGTCACCTGCCTATCGATATAGTCCCGGTAAATATTCAACACGCGCTTCCAGCATGTCATCCTCGTATGCGTAGCGCAAGCCGTCAATCAAGTGGTTATTGCGGTCCAATGGCTGCCGGATCGCGTTTCCGGCTGAATCTTCCCGCCATTTGTACTGCGAGAGCTCATTACGCATGTTCACGCAGTTCTTGTCCACCACGATTGTCTGCTGCTGCAGCCACTGGATGCCAAACATCACGCTGTCTTTGCCCTTCTTCACAGGGTCGGCTCTCAGCCCCTTCAACCTCAACTCGGCGATCGACTTTGGTTCAGCCGAGTCCGCCTTCACCATGTCACCTCCCAACCGTGCTGCCAGCGCTTCAGCCAGCATGTCATTCGTCAGGCCGCGTTCATACAGCTCGTCGTACACGTAGATCCGCTTGTGCGCCCGGTCATAATGCGTGAATGGCGCGGCTGCCGGATCGCTCGAGAAGCCAAAATCCAACCCAATCCGCCGGTTCGTCCGCTCAGCCTCCGGCAGGTAATACTCACTCGCCTTGTCCGCAAGATCAGCCACAACCCAGTTGCTGAAGATCACATTGCCCAGCACCCCCCACTGGCCAAGTGTGTAAACGTTGTAATAATACGGATCCGTTTCGTTCTCAAGATCCGCCCTGTCATCCGGCGTCAGGAACTTGTTGTCCCTGTAGGTCGTTTTGAGAATACTCAACCCATCGCCCTGGTAAACCGTCTGATCATCCGCCCAGGCGATCCCTTTGAAATACTCCTCGTAGATCCAGTGACTCTGCAGGATCGGGTTGAACGAAAGCGTCATCCGCTTTGGGACCGTCGCGTCACCGCCCCTTTGCCGCTTCAGGATCTGCTTCACCGCATCTTTGTCACACTCCGTTGCTTCTTCAATCCGCGCGTCTGTAAACACACCCTTTTGCGGTGTGATCGACTTCAGCTTCTCCACATCATCCAGCCCGGAGAATACGATCTGGTAGCCGTTCCCACACGTGATCGTTCCGTCCGTCTTGTTGATGTCAAACAGGTCCGAAAGCCCCCACTCCCGGATCACCTTCTTGATTTCTTCCACCACCGATCCGCGCAGCGTTCGCCCCACTTGCCGGCATACCAAAAAGTTACGCCCGCCCTTCATCAGGTCGAACACGTCCCGCTGTGCCAGGAACACCGACTTGCCCGAGCTGGACCCGCCAAACAAAATCTGCATCCTTGCCATGTCTTCCAGAAATGGCAAGTACACCGGGTTGAACACCGCGTTGTCTACTGCCACTTCCACGTTGCCCGAATACATCAATCTGACTTTCCGCTCAAAGACACGCTGATCTTCAGACCAGTCTTCTCTCCAGCCTCGATCGACTGTGTCGGCTTGCCCCAACGCCGGTCAAGCAGCATCTCCATCGCTTTCAGGTTGCCTCGCATCGCCAGCTTCGTCAGAATGTTGATCAGCTCCTGCCAGTCAGCATCAGAGATAGCCTCGTCAATCAGCGACGTGATCCCCTTCGGTCGCCCGCCTGGATTGCCGCTCTGACCCTTCACGAACCTGCCTGTCTTTGGATCTCGTCCTGCCATAGTCAATTCCTGTTTACTTCCTGCTTTGAGGCGCTTCTCTCACCTCGACTAAAAGTACAATTCCATCTCGCTTCGCGTGCGCCATCGAAGCCATCACGTCAATGTACTGCTCTGGCAAACTGAACGTGATCCGGATGTCATTATCCGAAACCATCTGTTTGGCTTCGTGCACTACCGCCTCGAATTGAATCACTGGCTCGCTTGCCAAATCGGCCTCGTTTTCTCTATCATCCGCTCCCATGTCCACAGAACTTCGCGTCCACCGCTCAAATCTGTGAGTAAAATAAGTGCCATTGCCATAAACGCAAAAACCCGAAGCTGCCACCATTTCTGGCAAGCAACTCCGGGTTAAATTCCTCGTGAGTCACGAAAAGAATATTTAGATTGACTCAGTTTAGCATATTTGCGGTCTCTTTACAAGTTACGCCCGATTGACCTTCATCCGCGTGCTGAAATTCACATAAGTCACCTTGCGATCCGAGATCAGCACCTCGATCGAACCATAACCAGCCTGGCATTCCATAACCGCGCGAAGCGCCAAAGCGATCAGCCTCAGCGCTTCGTCGTCCAATAACCGGCACAGGTCGGTCTCAGCCTCTTGCCGGGTCAGCAAGCCCAACCCTCTCGCTCCATACCTGCATCACCGACCAATTCCTTTGCGCGCACTCCTCATCCGCTTTGCGCCGGCAATCCGCGTCGTCTTCCCCGCAAACCTCAAAACAGTCTCCCGATCCGTCCAGGTGAATGCGGTAGGTCTTCATAGCAGCTCACTGATCTTCACGTGCGGACCGGGAAAGTCCAGGATCCTGCACACCGCCGCCGAATCGCCCTTCGAACGCAGGTCAACTGCCAGTTGGCGCGCCTCTTGCTCAGACTCGAACAGCGTCACGTTGTTTCCAGCCGACTTCTTCCCCGACCAGATCACCAGGTGCGTCCATTCACTCATTGCTCTTCGCTCCGACTACCCAAAAACTCCACATGACTGGCGAACACCTCAAAACTGGCGCGCGACTTGCCCTCCTTGTCCTGCCACAGTCTCGGACCACCTGTCGCAGGGTCAAATTGCAGCCTGCCCTCCACCAACACTTTTGATCCTTTGGTGAGGTATTTCGAACACGCCTCCGCCTGGTTTCCCCACACGGTTATTCGATACCAGGCTGTCTCCTGCGCTTCGGCTGACTTTCGCGCCGAACAGGCCACGCTGAACGTGCACACCGGCTCTCCCTTTTCCGTGAACCGAAGTTCAGGGTCTTTGCCTAAATTGCCAACGATGATCAATCTTGAATACATGGTTTCTCCTTCTCACACAAAATAATGCCAATTCTGGCTAACACTTCCAGACAATCCGTCTGGCTCAACTTAGCCGATGGACGCTTGTCGATGATCGCGTTTCGCAAGCATACTGCCATCCTGCCGATCTCCCTGTCACTCACCTGCTCCACGATCTCCCTGAACTCCTGCCGCTGTTCGTACGTCATCTCAAGCATTCAGATACTCCTCCAGGATCCTGATCCCTTCTTCCGCCGAATACGCCACGCCGGTCTGGTAGCCTTGCGCCCTCACGAACTCCCCAAACGCTTCCTGATCCGGTGAAAGTTTGTTCTTGCCATATTTGAACTCGATCCAAAGCCCGTTGTAGGGTCCTCGCGGGCAGGGGAAGTGCACATCCCAGATCCCCTTGCGCACTCCCTCAGCCTTCATTCTCGCCCCGGTCACCGCGTTCCTTGCTCCCCCATTCGGGATCGCGTGTAACCACTTCAGCTCCGGGATCTGTGCCTCCCAGTAGCGTACTGTCGTCATGAAAACTGCCTGCTCCTCGTGTTCACTCATCTATTTTGCCTCCGCTCTTCCAGACCGCGTGTTCGTCCTGCTCTCCCGCCGCGAACATCAACGCCATCACCAGCACGCCAATTGTTCCACCGATGAATAACCCAACTACCAGTCCGATGATGAAAGTCATTCCACCACCTCCGCGTTCCGCTCCACCCACACGTTCAGCGCTTGCCATAACTCGCGCGCCTGTTCGTGCGTCAGGTGGTAGATCGGATAGTCCTTCATCGTGATCCGCACCATGTCAGCTTTGTCGCTCACTTTCCAGTCACCAGCCATGATTACATCGTCGCTCATCGCACCCTCTCATTCCACGCTTGTTTAAGCGCCTTGTACTTTGCCTTGATTGTCGCCGCCTTCTTGCTCCGCTTCGTGCCGGAGTACAAAGCCTCCAGCATCGTTATCCGCTCGGCTTGCCGCTCAATCTTCAAACTCTGCTTGGTTATCACTTTGTGCAAGTTGGCAATCTTCTTGTCTGCGGCTTCTGCTAATAATTTGTACACGATCGTCCCGTCCGCAAGCACCGGCTCTGGCGTCATGCCGATTAGCTCACGCGCGTTCTTCAAGTCCGCTTCAAGCTCTGCAATGCGAGCTCGCAGCGCGTCCTCAAGCGGACGGGTGTTCCAGTCATCTATAGCAATAGTCTTACTCAAATAAACAGGGCAATTTTCGTTATCACAAAAACACCGTTTATCAGTAATGCCCATCCACTCCCAGTTGTTGACTTTTGGCATTTCGCCGCAAAACGGACATGGTTTTAAGCCGCTCATTCCACCACCTCCGGCGTCCACACGTAAACAATGTCTGCATTCTTGCCGCTGTGCAACCGCCACACCTTGCCGTCAAACGATGGCACAAGCCCTGCGTTCCAAAGATTTGCTACAGACGAAAAGTTGTATTTGTAGTTGATGGCGAAAAAACTGCTGAAATATGCCCCGACCGAAGCCCCGACCGAAGCCCCGACCAAAGCCCAGACCGAAGCCCCGACCAAATCCCTGACCGAATCCAAGACCAAATTCCTGACCGAAGCCCCGACCAAAGCCCAGACCGAAGACCCGACCGAATCCCAGACCGAAGCCCCGACCAAATCCCTGACCGAAGCCCAGACCAAATCCCTGACCGAAGCCCAGACCGAATCCCTGACCGAAGCCCAGACCGAAGCCCACTCCTTCAGCCAGCCAATTTGTTCATCTGTCACGTGCTCAACTTTCGGCAATTCAAGCGGATTAACAATCGGCTTGATAATCAGCGGCTCGACGATTGTTTTGAAGTCCTGCCGTTTCACCCGATTTTCCGCTGCTTCTTGGTCATCCCTCTTGGAATTGATTTGGTCAACTACAAACTCACCCGTCACCGGGCTGTACTCGTATTTGTTGCACTTGTCCTCGTTGAGTTTGTAGTATGCGCAGATATGAGAATGGCTGTCCACTCCATCATCTTCGAGGTTTGCCTTGCGATACTCCCAGTCGAAGAAATAATATTCGGCTGGGTGGTTAATCGGGTCTGTTACGAAACTAAAAAAGTTACACATTATTCACGCTCCTTCCATTTGGTGACATCTTCAGTCCAACACTCTTTGATAGTTTGAAGAGTCCATACCGAATCCTTGTCACCGTTTATCACATCCCCCAACTCAATCAACCGCTCTACCAACCCCTCAAGCTCGGCAATGCGGTCGCAATACGAGTCTTGTAATTCGTGACATTTTGTTACTTCCGTGTCAAGCTCGGCGATGTAGCCTTTGAGCGACTCAATTTCGCCTGTTAGCTCGAGTATGTCAAAGTAGGTTAGTATCAAGCCGGTGTGATGGGTCTTTGACAACTCCATCGTCTGCATCAACTTTCCCATGAAAGACAGTTCGCTCATTGCGCGCTCCTTTGGCTGTTCGACTTGAGTTCCAACACACGCATTTTCGTGTCGTGGATGCGGTCAACCACGTAAGGCTCGAACACCTCTTCAGGCGCTTTATTCGAAATTAGCACGGTCATTAATTGCTTCTTCAACGCGCCTTGATATCGCGTGTCAATCAATTCCGCCATGCTCTCAACACCAAACTCGGTCAGGCGATCACGACCAACCTCGTCGATCACCAGCCACTTCACGCCTTTGAAACGGTCAAGTCGATGTTTGTACTCGCTCTGTCCATAATCGCTGTCGTAACTCGCGCGTAAGTAATTTACAAGCTCAGACTGCCGCCGGTATAACGCCGAGCCATAACCGATCACCGCGTCAACCGTGAAAGATTTGGCACAAACCGTCTTGCCAATGCCATAATCACCTTGCAGGTAAACCATGCCATAACCTGCCTTGATTAGCTTGCTCAACTCAGCCTGGATTGTCTCAATCGCCTTCGTCCGTTTCAGCAGACTTGGTACTGCCTTGTCCGCAAGCTCCACGCCCGTGTCATAATATTTGTGCGGGTCGTTCGGGCATATCTCAACGCCTTCCGGATGATTGATGTATCCTTTGCCGTGACAAATCTCGCAAGTCGGTAAACAGGTCATAATTTGTTCCATGTCAATCCTCCGTAACCACAATAACGCCCGACTTGTCTGGTACATAGTCGCCCATGTCAGGCTTGATCCTCCGTGAACCATTACCTCCACGTGCCATCGGCTGTTTCAAGCGCGTGTCCACTTTGAAGCCGTCCACTTTCCAACGTTTCAGGATCGCCAACGCATAACGCCAATTACGCTTGTTGTTTCTGGCGGCTTCCTTGAACGCCTCAGCAAACCATTCCAACGGATAATCTTCAGCCGCGCTTTTGATGTCGTCTGCTACGGTTTGGGTGATTGCCCCAATTTCGTGTTCGTAAAGTTTGAAAATTGAACCAACCAACTCCTCGCGCGTAGTGGTGGTGGTGGTTAAATTAATAGAGTAAGAGATAGAGCCTGACAAATCGGATGACATTTGTTCAGCATTTGTCATAGCACTTGCCACATCTTTTGTTTCATAACGTACATTAGCACCTGCCTTACCTGCTGCTGACCTTTTGCTAATCAAACTTTCAATTTGTGCTTTCGATTTGTTATGCTTCAAATAATCGTGTACCTGGTACCCGCCCTCTACTTCATACCAAAGTCTGTTTATGACTAACGCTTCAATTGCTTTTCTTGGCTGTTTCTGAAACGCAAGCGAAGCAATGGTGTCAACCGAAGTTGCTGCAATAAAACCATCCGTCATAAACTGATTGCAATAACCGTTAGCGGCAATGTACAGAATAGCGGCATCCTTACCTGCAGCTCGTACTTTTGGATTACCCCAAAACTCGTACTCAGTGCTTGTATACGCCATCACCACCTCCAATATGGGACCGGATCAGGCTCTGGTACGTCCAGCAGCGCCGGTTGCACTGCCTCCACCTCACGCGGCGCTTCTGGTGCCAGTTTCGCCGCTCTCAACGCCCGGATCCGAGCCTGTGTCTCGCTCACACGGGAGCCCAGGTCAGCTAAAACCATGTCGCGATCTGCCTCATTTACGATGATCCATCTGCCAGCCCGTCCGGAAATTGCCCCAATTGGCCAGCCATATTCGATCGTTAATTTCGACAAAATTTCTCTCACTTTGCGCTCATTCATCCCCACGCGGCGTGAAAGATCGTCCAATCTGACCGAGTTTTCCATCCCCACACTCTCGGTCATGCAAGCCGCCACCAACCGCACGTCTGCCTCACTGATTGACGCAACCAACCTCATGTAATAGTCTCCTGGCTTCATCGGTCGCTCCTTCCAAAAGGTGCCGCGTAATAGTCACACACCCGCTTCAGGATCAACCCGCCCGCTCCATTCACCAAAGGCGTTTCACTGCTGTGCGTGATCCTTGCCGCCGGTCGGTCTTCTCCCCACTGGTACCGACCTTCCGTACAATCCTCATGCTGCAGTCTGAAGCGGTTCGGATCCGGGAACTCTGCCACAACGCAGCTTCCCACCATCTGATCCGCGTGTCTGCGCCAGTGCTTGCAGGTCAAACAGGTTCTACGGTTCATCTCACCCTCTCAATCGAGGTCACAATCCCATTCGCCAAAGGCACGTAATCGTCGCAAGTCGTCGCCTGTTCATCCCGCTTGATCAGGTCTTCCCACAATTGGCAGGTGTACACTGGGAATCGTTTCGCCGTGTCCATCGCAAAATACTTGCAGGTCGAGCAATAACGGGTCATTTTGCACCTTCACGTTTCGCGGTGATGATCCGCTTGATCTCTGCCTTGCGTGCCTCCTTGTCGGCGCGTTCCTCATCGCTCAGGTGGTTCTCTTTCAACGACTTCGATAGCGCGTTCCAACGAACCGTCAATTCCGCCAGTTCCAGCTCCGCGTAGGGCTTCTCTTCGCTCTTGCTCACCAACTCAGGCTGCGGTTCTGGTTCACCCCCCTTTAGTGAGGGTTCGCTCCAAAGCGGATCCACCCAGCCACCAGCTGCGATCTCAATTGGCGCGGGTTCTCTGGTCGGAGCAGGCTCAACCACGACCGCGTCAACCACGTTCCCATCCTGATCCACTTCCGCGCCCAATTCCTCAGGCGTGTATGCTGGCGCGCCGTTCATTACATCCGGGCAGAACCACCGTACCCCGTTGCTCATCGCCCTGGCGAAAAGCATGTTCCTCGGGAACTTGTCCAAATTCTTCGTCCCAGCTTTGCGCGCGTCCTCGATCGTGAAGCTCGAAACACCGCTGTTCAGCCACTTTCCGTCCAATTTCTCCATGAACTCGATCGTGCAGGTCTTGTCGGTCATCTCGGTCACGCGGTAGTTGTAACGCCCGCTTTTCTTCACGCAAGCCGCCATCAGGTTCGCGCCAAAAGCCGGTTTGCCCTGGATGATATTCACGCCCGTCATGCTTGCGAACGGACCCACTCCCAGCTCTCGTCCCGCCATGATCTTCACGATCGCCTGGGATGCCTGCCTCGTGTCGGCGAAGAAGCCGCTTCCAGCCATCGCCTTTGCCGCCCGTTCCACCTCGTCATAAGTGGTCAGGGTTCTGTCTTGATATGGGATTAACTCGGTCATGTGATATACTCCTTTTGATTGTTTGATTATTTTGTTTTTGATTCAGTCTCGGGTGCTACCGGGACTGTTTCGTTTAACTGCTCAAGAAATCGTTTCGCGTCGTCCTGGTTTCCCAATTCCACCAGCGTCTCAGCTACCAGCTTCTTCACCCAGGCTTCGTCGCGAATTCCACCGCCCCGCCCTTGCTTCTTACCAATGAAGATGAAGATCCGCCACAACGTTTCCTCTGCCTTGTTCTTGTCGCTCAGGTAGGCGTCTTTCGTCGCGATCAAATCATCCAGCGATACCGCTCTTCGTTCCCTGGGCAGTCTCTCATCCAAAATCACGTTTCGGGTCAGTCCATCCCATGCGCTCATCGGTTGCGCTCCTTCTCTTCGATCACGCCTGCGATCATCGCCAACAACACGAACGGTGATCCAACCAACATAACTACCAGAACAAATACCAGTGCTGCTTCCATGTTTCTCCTTTGTCAAAATGGAATGTCGTCTGCTTCGAGCTCTTCCACCGTCTGCACATGTCCACAGATCCAGCACTCGTGGCTCATGCCCTTGTAGCGGTGCTCGCAGTCAGCTTGAATTGCCTCAACCTCTTCGGTCGTCGTGGCGGCTGCGATCGCGTCCATAATTCGCCAGCGTGCCTCGTTGTCAACCATCTCGTCCAGTCGGGTGTGTCCGTCCATCATGCCCTCCCCTCATGCTCCGCCCACGCCCGCTCGATCAACGATCGGATAAAAGCGGAACGGTTGAGTTCTTTTACTTCCAACATCAATGTCGTAAGTTTTTCGTAATCTTCTGTAGTTAGGGAAATGTTCACCTGTTTTAGCTCGTTCATATTGCCTCTTGTCGTGTGAATGTTTGTCTGCAGGCAATTAAAACACAGTATTATAGAATTGTCAAGAGGCAATTTACCAATTGACCAAAGTGAATTGACTGGAGGCTAAAATGTATTGGTATATGAGCAAATTGCAATTCGTGGAATGGCTACAAAAGGAAATTGAGATCCGTGGCATAACGCTTGCCGATGTTGCCAAGCGAGGCGAAGTAAGCCCAACAACAATCTGGCGAATCGCTAACGGTGAACGTAACGCTGGCATTGACTCCATACTGGCCATAGCGCAAGGCTTGAGGATGTCGCCAGTCGAAGTGTTCCGAATTGCCACCAATCAACCGTCCGCCACCGAAAATCCCCAAACCGAGCAGCTGGTCTACCTCTTCCAGCAGCTGGACGCCAGGGATCGTCAGACCATCCTCGACATGATGGAGTTCCTGCTCAGCAAGGGGTAGGGGATTGCAAACCATCGACAGAAACAACCTTCGTCTTTTGCGTGAGATAGTTGCCAAAGATGGCAAGGCCACAGTCTGCCTGCAGTCTTTTGATCGGATCAAGGCTGGTTTTGAGCCGGATTATTCTACGGATCAGATTCGTTGGCTCAGGGCTTCAAAGTTGGTGATATTTTCCAAAGTCATCGGAAATAATTCTGCCGACGGCTTCCTTGAGGAATACGCCATGATTGAAGCCACACCAGAAGGGCGTGCCCTGGTCGAAGAACGCCAAAAGGAAAGTGTTGAAACCTTCTGGCACAAAACCTACCCAACGATTGTATCTACAATTGCTCTTCTTTTGAGCGGGCTCGCTTTTCTTTACTCTCGAGGATGGCTACGATGATATTGACCGAAATCGCATGCAGGCTCAAGCATAAACTAACAATTGCGAGTGCTGTGGCAGTGTCCATGTTATTTGCTCCTGATGATGATTAGAATCTCTTTACCTAAAAAAGTCAATCTGAGCATGACTGTGTTCGAAACTTTGAAACGGTGTAGTAACAACTGCCCTCCTTCTCGTAGCCCTTTAGCGTTCCACATTGGCTATTATTAGAACGTAAGTTCTATTTTACAGTGAGTCGCACCAGAGTCAATAGGTCAAAAGCGGAAAATTGGCATGCCAAAAAGGTCAAAAGCGGAATCGATGAGCAATGGATCCTATACCAAATAAACTACAAAAACAGGACATTTCAACGAGTAAATGCGTGATTAATTGGGTCAAAATAGCAGAGTGGACTCATAAGCCATTGGTTCTGGGTTCAAATCCCAGCCTCGCCATAAATCCTAATATTTACTCGTTGGAATGCCAGAATATGAGGCATTTCCGATGAATTCCCGAAATCATGAGCAGTGGACTCTCCCAAAAACTAACGATTCTGACAATCTGGAACGTTGGCTAAAGGCTTTCCTGTTGGATCGTCGAAGTCAAGATCTGTCACAAGGGACGCTAAAGTTTTACACCTGGAAACTCAAACTACTTTCCGACTTTGCCGCTTCCCGCGACATCGATCGTGTCAGCCAAATTACATCCACCCACATCCGTGAGTTCCTGATCGAGCTGAGCCATACGCACAATCCGGGTGGGGTCCATGCCGCTTTTCGTTGCCTGCGTGCCTTCCTGCTTTGGTATGAAAAAGAATGTGACATGGACTGGAATAACCCGATCCGCAACGTCAAAGCACCCAGGGTGTCTATCTTACCGCTGGAACCCGTCGATCTAAAAACCGTCTCGAAGTTGCTCAAAGTGTGCGACGCTTCCCAGTTCCACGGCGCGCGTGATTATGCCGTCCTGCTTTTCTTGCTGGATACTGGCATCAGGGCAAGTGAACTGATCTCCCTGGATCTGGATGATGTGGACCCGATCGGAGGGGATGTGGTGATCCGCAAGGGAAAAGGTGGCAAGCCACGCATCGTCCTGATTGGCAAGCGTACCCGCAAAGCCGTTCGTCAGTATCTGCGCTTTCGATCGGATGATGAGGATGCCGCCTGGGTGACCGAGAATGGCGATCGTTTAACTTACTGGGGTTTGAACCTGATCCTTAAAAGACGGTCAAAGCTCGCCAATGTTCCCAAACCAGAATTGCATGCCTTCCGACGCGCCTTTGCGCTCTCTTGTCTCCGGTCTGGAATGGACGTTTATTCGCTCCAAAAATTGATGGGACACGCGGATCTGAGCGTATTGCATCGCTATTTAGCCCAAAACGACGATGATCTGCGCGCTGCCCATGTCAAAGCCTCACCAGTGGACAATTGGTAGCGGATTGCCTGCTGCTGACTCCAGCCCGCCAAAGTCGTAGGGGAACAACCTGCGTTCTGGATTCCTTGCGAGTATTTATTCACCTACGAGGTCGTGTGGGTTTTTGGGGCTGTTTTTTGAGTCTGGCGAGTCGTTTGGTTTTGCGTATTTCATGTGGATTGTAAACGCTATTGACAACTAACCATGCGCAGCCCCTCGTTGACGTGCTGAGTATTGTAACCTTATTGACAACTTGCGGATTAAACCGCAATTTCTCGTTATTTCGGTTTAACCCGCAATTTCTCGAAAATTACGCTGTAACCGCGAAATTACGCAATCGGACTGCGGAATTACACCATAACTGGAATTTTCGGAGCGCAACTCCGAAATGTACAAAATTCGTTGGAATAATGTGTAAATAAGGCTCATCCATGTTTACACTTGTGACCGCAAGAGTCAATCACGGCGTTCCGTTCGCGCTCACTCGTGTATTAAAATAAGCGAATATCGAACATGACCGCGCCGTCATGTATTAATTTGAACTGATAATTAGCATGATCCTAATTTCCAGTTCAAATGTGAGTGCTATCATCACTTACAGAGCACAATAATAGACAGATTATGTTCATTATCCTAACCATACACAAACACAGATGATTGTGTATCGTTGTGCGCCTTCGACTATGATCGAATACTCCGCAAGATTATAATAATCATCGATTACAATCGAAACTGAGACATTTTGTGTCACCGAGACTTTACTTTCGTGCCACTATCGTGTCATAAATTAGCACCAAAGTAAACAGCCACCCTTTCGAGTGGCTGTTTACCGCATGTGACGAAGCGTATCTCCAGTGGAGCTGCCGCCATTGCAGGCGGGTTGGTGAAGGCTTGCGCCGTCACACGATCCTTGTCAGCCCCGTTCATTCTCCCAGCCTTTCCAGTTGCACATGCTTTCGTACCAGTTGTCCGGCACGCCCTCGACGCCGCGCTTCCAGGCTTGACGCCGTGCTTTGTGCAACTTGCGCTTGTACCAGCGTCCCTCGTGAGCGTTACGCCAGAGTCCGGTAAACGTGACACCAGCCTTTTTCGCGCGGTACTCCCTGAAGCGATTACCCAATGTTATCCTTTTTGCGAACTTACTGCATCCGTTTTGTACCAGCCGCTGCCCCTGAAGTGGAAGTGTACAGGTTGCCACACGCGCTCCATTGACTCGCGGCACTCGCGGCACTTGACTTCCTCGCGCTCTTCGACGTTATACGACTGTTCCAGCTCGATCACCTTGCCGCAGCATGAGCATTTGTAGACGTAGGTTGGCAAGGTTAAGCAACTTCCGGTGCGTGAATAACAGGTTGCACGCTGATCTGGCAGGACAAGGTCTTCGCGCTCCCTCGTCTCAAACCATTTTCAATCACGTTCAGCTTCACGAACGCGCCGCCCAACGGTTTTGGGACCATCCCTTTTTCAACTGCCCATCCGCTCATGCCATCGCCATATTCCTGCTTGTAACCAGGCGTCCGAACATGGTGGGTGGCATGATAAACCACCTTGCCAGAGTCAGAGATCGTCTCGCTCACGATCGGAACATAATAGGCATTGTGATTGTGCCCGTTGACGATGATATCGGCGTCATTGATGTAAACCTGCTGTCGATTGGTGTGGATCACGCCCCTTGTGACCGGCGCGTCCCCGCCAAAGCCATGATGGTATTTCATCTTTACAGATAATCTTCCGCCTTGATCACCCCTCGAAAGCAGAAACCGCACCCAGCCGCCATAACCGCCTTGCAACACCTGACCGCCATGTTCCATGTTGAGACAGTAAACCAGCCGGTCAATCAGACTTATCGAAGCGTTCTTTAGCACTGCGGTCTCATGGTTCCCTGGTGTGATCAGCAGGATATTCCTGGCATAGGGTCCCAGAATGCGCGCCACATCCTTGACCACGAAGTCATAGTAATCCTGCCTGCGATATTCTGGTCTCAACTCATCCAGGGATCTGCGCGGATCAAACCTGCCTTGCATGGCGTCAAATATGTCACCAAACAGCAGGATCTTCGCGTTCCGGTCCTTCGCTTCTGCCAAATCGCCGATCAACTTTTCCCGATTGCATGAAACCGAGTCAATGTGCAAGTCAGATGAGATGAATAACAGGTGTTCGGTGTTCCCACCTGAGTAATCAATCCTTGCGGTTGTTACAGCCCCTTGTTGCAGCGTTCCTATGGTCAAATTGAGCTCCTCAATTGCGTTTGTAGCCAATAATCCTGAATATCTTGTTGTACCTTGCGTGTAAAGCCTGTACGTTTCCCCACCACGGATCAACCAGGTAAAAGACCCCGTCCACTTTTCCAACGATCAGCACCCAGTGCTGGTTGAAGGTTCCGCCTGGAATAAAATCGACCATCGCCAAAACTGGCCTCTTTTCTTCCAGAATGCGGGTGACTTCGTCCTCGAACCCAATCCCATTGCTGAATGAGCGGTCCTCACTTTTCAAAACATCTCCAAACAAGACCGCCGGCATGTTCCAGTAATACAGGTTCGGTGAAGCGTACCCGCCGTTCGCAGTCAGTTTTTTGTTGAAGGATCCAGGCGTTTCCTGGTGACCCAAAAAGCTCATAAACGATGCCACAGTGCTAATCAGACAGCCTTCCTGCCCCAAAGTGATCGCTGAGCTGCCCATCCGATCATTCGCCCAACGCGGATCCCGCTGCGAATACAGCGGAACGTTCAAGAGCCCACCAACCGGCAGGCTGATCCGCTCTGTAAATTTCGCCATCAACCAGCCACGATCTGTCCTCAGCCACAGATCCTGCCCGACGGTTCTCTCTTCAAGCACATCCAGCAGCTGCCCAGGGAACGCGTCGCCAATGTCCGTTGACGCGGCAAGGCGTGGTTCTGATCTAACGTTCACAAATGGGGTTGCCCATTCTGTGATTCTTACTGAGTAAAGCGGCTCAATTTCAACCGGATCCGGCTGTACTTCCCCCATCCCAAACCAATCCAGCAGCTGGTCGTGACTACCCAAAAAGCGGTCGTAATCCAGATAGTGCGATTGCGCGCCGTAGAGTTTCCCACTGCCCTTGTCGCCGGTTTGATGAATTTTGATTTGTTGCCGCTCGACCCCACGTGGAGCGGTGATTTTGTCACTCGGAAACTCGCTTGTGTAAATCGGAAACGGCATTGCGTATCTGTACTGCGCCAGCCAGTAATCGAGCTTTGGCAAGTCGCTCAAGTTCAGGTTTGCGTTGAGCCACGAGGCGCGTGAGTAGATGATGGGGTAGCGTCCCTCTAATTCGTAATATGTTCGCAAGGCAAAGCGTACAAACGCCGTTAGGTTCGTTCTGTTATATCCACCTGTATCTTCGAGGTCGAGCACTAACAATTCGTCATAATGTCCGACATCTGTATACTCATCTGCTGGAGCGGTGGTTAGCAGAAAATGCTGTATCTGTTTCTCTATGTCCTGCGTCGGTCTGAAGAAGTGATACGCCCCGTGCGGTATCTGCAACCTGCGCAACTCCTGCCAGTTGTAGGCGAATGTCGGGTCAACCCAGGAAGAACCCTCCGTTGCCTTGCAGAACGCGAACTGAACGCCAGCGTCTTTGGCTTTCTGCCAGTCGATGCGCTGATTCCACTTGCTCACGTCAATGCCGAAGGGATAATCCATCACGCTGCCTCGTAAGTCCAATGAATTCGCAGGCTGTCGCCACTTCCCCAAGTCATTGGGGTTTGGTGAGCGACGTAAGCTGAACCCCCCGTAAAAGGTAACTGTATGGTGGTGTAACCATATGCTCTAACCGACCCATTAAAATTGTTGACTGTAACGTCGGTGGCAGTCCAACTGCCACCCCAGTAATTAATATAAGACGCATTTGCGGCGACTGGAAGTGAGAAGTAATACACTCCTGACCCTGCAGTTGTCGTGCTACCAAATAGCAAATAAATTGAGGCATGAACTGTATTGCCTATTCGTGTATATCTTCCAGTTAGCGTGCCATTTCCAATAACTGGATTGGTGGTTGTAGCAGTCCAAACAGGAGTCCAAGCGACCCAATCGCCGAGTATTACATTTCTGTATCTCAAATTACCGGCAGGTGATAAATTCACTTGACTTGCATAAATTCCAAGTATTCCCCCATAACTTGAGTTAGGAGAGCCTTCAGATGCAATAAGACGAACGTCATTGTATGCTGTCCCATTGGCGTAAAAGTCAATATAGGGAGTTCGAGGAGTTCCGCCAGAAGAAATTTGTCCAATTTGAATTGAACCCTGAGTACTTGCTCCAATTATCGTTTGTCCACTTCCGCCACTCTGAGCCAGTAAGAATCCGGACGCAGAGGCGTTTCCTGTGTCGTCGACCAGAAATAAACTGTTCTGAATCGTCCGTCCGTCTGTGGTATCAAACCGGACAATCGCATTGTCCGTTACTGTTCCGGCGTCTTTTACGTATTGCGTGTGAGGGTCGTCAGTCGTCAAGCCACTCAGACCAGAGTGGGGCAACTGTGGTATCCAATCAGCTGATAATTTGCCGTCTGCTCCAGCCATCGGAGTATTATAGGGATTTGCCTCCTGAGTAAAATTAGTTCCATGAATTGTGCCCTGTGAAGTTATTGTAGGGGTGTCAAACTCTATGCCTTCTGACATTCCGCCCGAGATTATTCTCATAGCAGGTCTGTTTATAAATCTCTTTAGGCTTGCTTCATCTATGTAAACCTCATAATTTCCGGACGATATGGTTGTTACCCAAAGCACAATTCTTACAGATTTTGATGCTGGGGAAAAATGATGATACACGTATTTCCAAAACGGATAAGAATCCTCGTTGAAAGAAACAGAATTTTCCGTATATACTGTTTCATCGTTTTCATCGTAATGGATAATAGTTATTCCACAATTCAAAGCAGGATATGCCGGATCAGAATCCACACGGCGAACGTAAAACCCAACAATATAATCAATCCCGATATCGAGATCTATCGCATTCGTTGTGGTTAGATCAGCACCTACTGCGCCCATTGATGAGTCCAATATTGTGCGCGCTGCGCCTTCGCCTGCGTAAGAATTGCTGTTGATAGTAAAGCCAACTGGGCTGTTTTGTTCCCAACCAGTAAAGTCGTAATTAAAACCGCCATTTTCAATCAGTTCCGGTGCGGCATACAAGCCTGTACCGATATCCACATATGGGACACCAGTCGCATCTGTTCTTGCTTGAATAACGCTGTCCGTGCTGCTCGATTTTTCGCCTGTTTTCAGGCGTTCGATATTTCTTGTCAATTTCGATTGCGCATCAATCAATCGTTTGGTGTTGTCGTTAGATATCACTTTCGCCTCGCAAATAAATATTAACTTGCTCGTTCTGTTTACTGTCCACCACCACTCTTGCAGACTCAATGTGGCAATCCATATTCTTGCCAAAAGCCTCAACCGCCAGAACGTCGCCAAAATGAAAATCTCTATTCCACTTCATTCCGCGATTGTTCTCCAGCTTGCCCCCCATAATCTTTTTAGGACGGTTTTCCAGTAAAGCAGCATTCGCTTCATTTGCAACTGACGCCGCTGTTTCCATATCTCTTGCATCGACAAACAATTCTCGTCGATTGTATGGAGAGCCGTTGGCTATTCTATTAGCGTCCTTTTTTCTGGAGATAATACGGTTGGCTTCCTCTCCTTGCCCACCAGCCGTAATCGCGTTGTAACTGTCTGCATATTGTTCTTCGTAAAACGCTTCCCTAAGATTGCCATACACGACCCCAGCCCTCAGGATGTCGCCGGATGTCGAACCGTGGTTCAAACCTCGTTGACCGATATAGGTTCTTAGTTCGAATGTTGCTGGGTCTGTTCTAACCACATCAAACGAGGTGTGAGTGCCAAGTTCCGTTGCACTGTCAGCAATCTCAGTACAGACATCCAGTACGTTTCGCCATGCAAAATCTTTTTTTATGCTTACACTGGAGCTTGTTTTTGGCTGTACAGTGAAACGCGGCAAACGTCTTTCTACTAACGCCGACGTGCCGAGATTTTCAATAACAATCTGTTTAATCAAGTCGTCCGCGAACCCTTCTTTGCTCGCCTGTACACTCTCCGCCTTGTAATCAACAATGGCGCCACTCAGTAAGTCAAGTCCATCTGTCGCAGTTACGTCCAATAGATTACGCCCATCCCTGTCGCTGTAAAGCTTTATGCTTCTGATCACATATGCGGTTTCATTCTGCAATTCCAGCAAACCGTCCATCTCACGCCATATCTCCAACAGTTGTCCAACTTTGAATTCCGCTTCCACCCCCAGCTTGTAAGGCATGACCATGATCATCGACCCGACTGTGTTTCGTGTTTTGACGTAACTCAAACTGTTGAACGCTTGGTACGTTCCTATTCGAATTCCATCTGTGTTGTAATGTTCCACCTGATAGCGCAAGCCGTACGACTTTTTCTTATACGACTCGGTCTCAATTTCGTTTTCTGACGGTGGTCCGGACGGAAGCGTATAAGTAATGATGAGCTGTGGGTTGTTCCAAGTTTCACTACGACCATGAATAGTTATCAGGCTGTCCGCCTCACCGGCGACAGTTCTCTGTAACAACATGCCGTAGTTCGAAGCTTGCATGAGCTTGAATTGCGTTACATCAAGATTAAAAGTAACCCAATCTATTGCTGGAATGGCAGTACCCATCACGACCGAAGAACGATCTGAAGTAGTGTTCTCACACCCGGGCGTCGTCCAGGGCGAATTCCATGTTGCGTTTTCATCCCATGCCTTAAGTACTCGAAAAACATCAACGGCACCAACCGGGTACGTAAGTGCAAACCACAACTTCATCTCTACCTTGCTGACCAGCGCGTTTGCTGGTAGCCCGGTCAAATCAAATTGGAGTAACGTTCGTCGGTGAAACCCAACGCGATATAGCATTTGTTCATGATCGGTGTGATCAGGAACTGTCGGGATATCTTGATTTATGGTGGTGTCAATCGCGGAGGTCGTAAGTGTCAGCACTGCCATTAGTAATTCACCGCACCCTCAATCGACCAATATTTTGGCGTCCAGTTTGTCCACGCCTTAGTAGTGCCGATAATCGTTCCCGTTGGCATATACACCTGAATCGCATTACTTCCCGGAGCAAGATAAAAATCGCCGTGATCAGATCCTGCCGCGATCGTGCCCAACAAACCCTTTCTACCGCTCCACGATGAGATCATTGACAGATTTGTCGGGTCAAGATTTATCGTGATTGTCTCCCCCTCCTGTAGGATTAAATCAGTAAAGTTTATTCTTTTACCTGTAGAATAATTAACTAACGAACGCAAAGTTCCCGGTCCGGTAATCGTAAAGTTCGGAAAAGTATTCGCGCTTCCCATGTTATTTTCATAGTTGCTGATGTATTTGCCGGTTGTCGCGCTTCCTGTGTACGCCCCCCCAAGATATAATGTTCCATTTTTGGAGATAAACAATGCCTGGACATATTCTCCACCCCCAATTGGAAGATCGATGTCAACTGCGCTGAATGCGCCTGTTTTCCACTCGACTATCTTATCTTGTGCGATCAACGTGCCTGCTGAGGTAAAGTTGCCGCCAATATATAGCCTGCCGTCAGTTCCATATTCCAATGCGTAAACATGTGAATTGACGCTGGTCGAAAGCGCTTTCCAGTTTACGCCATTCCACAATGCCACATACTTTGAATTGGCAAGAGTTGAAGTTGAGCTGGCAATTCCGGTAAATGTTCCACCTACGTATATCCCCACACTCTTTACGTATCTCAACGCCCTAACACTTCCGTTTGGCTTAAATGTACTTGGCTGTACGAATGCAGCCCCATTCCAATAGACAAAGTAGTTGCCAACGTTTGTGCTGACTGCGTTGGTAAACAGTCCGCCAATGTAAGGAACGCTATACGTGCTAAACTCAATAGCATAGACGGTGTTGTTCAAACCAGTTTTTAGTTTGACCCAGGTAGATCCATTCCAATAGGCTATTCTCGATGTATCAGCAACTCCCCCAGCCGAAGTGAATGCGCCACCAATATAAACATGGCCGTTTGTTGGTTTGATTGCGATTGTATGAACACTATTGTTTGCGCCTGTTCCCATTGCGGTTATGGTTGGGGATGCCGAGGTGGGGTTGGCAATCTTGGCAATTCTGGTCGCGCCGGTTATACCATCGAGAGTAACAAAGTCACCGCCCACATAAAGATTTCCGTTTGCGTCAAAAGCCAATGCTCTGATTGCTGCGCTG